TTTCAAAGAAATCATTTTTCTCCGCTACCCACAAAGCACCCTTACCCGTTTCACCATACTTACCGTATCGTGTACTTAACTGGGCGGCAGCATCTATGTATGCTTTGGAGTTCTCTGGGTCTGTAGTAGCCATAGCCTGTAACTGAGCTAAGACTTGCTGACGGGAATTGGTGGGGTCTAGGCCTTCAGATATTGCCTGTTCCATAACCTTGTTAACTTCAGCAATATAAGTTGTAGCATTAAACTCACCCTGATTACTGGTGGCTTTAGCCGCTGCACCTACTACATCCTTACCCAATAGGGTTAGACGTGCTTGGCGTGTCTTCTTTAATCTGTCTTCATAATTACGTTGACTAACTTGGTTGCCATAGGCTTCAGCCAAACGTCCAAATTCTGAGTTAAATATATTATCAGCAAAGCCATCTAAGCCATGCTCTTTTATGTAAGCTTCTTTACTCTCTGATAAGAACTTATCTAGGTTAAAGCCTTTAGTACCCTTCTGGGCGTTCCAGCCAATAACAAGCTGTTGACCATAATCACGCGCCCGATCCCTTAGTACACCTTTGGACATACCTTTTATGAAAAAGGGGCTTTCGACCTCATCGATCTTTCCAGACTTGATGGCCTTTAGGTAGGCCTTCTTTTCTTCATCGTTGGCCTTCTGCCATGCGGCAGTGCCTTCCTCCTGATCGTCTTCGTTTCTTTGCAGTTGTCCATCTTGTAGATACTGACTTAGTTTTGGATTTACTTGAGCCAACGCATTGGCTGTTTGCATTAACTGACTATTCTGTTGAACTTGATTACTTACTGAAACCATTGTGTCTACTGGTCTTGCGACTACAGCAGTTTTTGGGTCCAGCCTCCGCAGAGAAGAAGTGTCAACTTGAACTCTTGGTGCCATTATATTTCCTATTTTAAATTAAGATACTTGGCCTACTCTGCCCAAGTTCTGCCATGATGATCCACCAGCACCCGCTGTTTGGGCTTGGTAACCACTTGCGGCTGATAACCCTGCCCCAGCTATCTGAAGGCCTGTAGCCATCCAGCTTGCTTTCTGAGGAATGGGCATACTACTCAGGCGGCTCTCTGTTTGCGCCTTGATGCCTAGCTTGTCGTGCAACCCTTGTGCATTAACTGCTTTAAGGTTTCTGTTGATTGCTGAATTATTACGTCCTTGGGTTCTGGATACATCATTTAGGGCAAAGTCCATGCTCTGTCCCGACACACCACCATCCCCCGCAGAGGCAACCATCCTAGACTTCATTCTTGCTGCCTCTAAGACGTTCTCCATTCTGTCATCAACGGCTCTGTCGGCCTGTTGATCTAGCTGCATATTGATACCAGCATTTTGGAAATCCATAGAACGAATGGCATTTTTAGAGTTTATATCATTCTGTGCAGTTTGTTGTTTAGCCATGTCATTCTGGGCTTTATGCTGCATCAAGGCCTGTGTTGTACCCACAGCCATTGTAGCCAACGCTATAGTAGTTGGTTCACACATCTTCTTTTATCCTTACAAATTCATAAAACGGTTTCCTTCCCACCCCATGCTCTGGGATGTATCTAATCAAAGTAAAGCCGAGGTATTTTAACCACCTGATTGAACTAAGGTTTTCCGAAGAAACGTAGTTGAACATCAGGTCAAATTTATCACCATGCTTCTCTACCCACTTCTTGGAAATAGGCAGAAGGCTCTTGGCGTTTCTTTTCAGTGCGTCAGTACCCAACATCCACGGGATACCAATGGTTCCTTTGTCAGCGATACCGCACATTGCAACAATCTTATCGTTAACCCATATGGTCTCATTTATACCCTGTAAGTTTATTGAGAAGGCCAAGGCATCATAGGGTGGCATACCGCTTGAGGCCCTGATCTCCTTCACGTCTACGTGCCTCATTTGAGGGGCCAATGTCATACAGTCTTTTAGCTTAGAAGGTGTAAATTTAATCACTCTAGGTTCTCTTGTTACGTAGATGGTAAGTTGCTTCCCACTCGGCTGATTGAAAGTTTGTGGGGTGGAAGGAATTGCCTATTAGCTTAATCACAACATTACTGCTTTCAGCTAAAACTGGGACTTTAAGTGAACCACTTTGAATTGGGAGTGTACCAATGTAAGAACCTGTTCCATCAAGGTCTCTACCTGTGAAGGTCTTTATAGAGGCCGTTTGGCCTTGTCTGGATATTGAGGCTTTGAAGAATGAGGTCTCGTCATAGACAATGTTTATTGAGCGTATTTGCAAGCGACCTTGTGTAATAGGGTTTTCATCTTCCTTAATAACTATAGGTGAAAACTCGTACTCAAAGTTAAAAGGCACACCCGTATATACGACAGTACCCGCATCTAGGTTCGACGCTACGTTAGTAGCCTCAACAAGTTCATCGCCTGTATCTGAGATGGGTGAGCCACCTGTATAAGGTAGAGTGTCTGTAGATGCTGTTCTCTTAAACCTACGGTCCAAGTGAATACCGAATGTTGAAGTATCAGCTAGGCAATCATCTTGGGAAAGGTTTAAAGTTTCAATAGCAACACCCTCTGCCCTCTCCATGAGAAAGTAGATTTTACTCTTGTCTATTGTTGTAAAGAGTACGTTGTTTCCAAAGGTCCACTGAGACCAAGCAGATTGTAGTTTGTCCCTACCCTGCCAATAATAATTATAAACATAAACTTGTTGCCGATCCCCAGAACTCCTTAGGATAAGGATGTCTTCATTTGGGGACGCCACTAGCTGCTTAACTTCACCACTAATGTACTCAGGCACATGGGCTGTGATATCAGCGGCATCGTTTGTATCGTTATCGCTCTCCACAAAGTATTCACGCACACCAGACCAGATGCCTCTCAGGGTGGGAAAGAATACATACTTACCAGCGGAAGCTGGGCGGGAGTTTAGGGATGCTTCAAACTGTGTAGATACGTTTACTGAGATTGTTGCTGCTGAGAAAATATCTATGCTGGTGACCCTAAACTGAGTTAGATCCGAAAATAGGATCAAGCTATTATTAAAGGGCACAGCGTACTTTAAGATGCTTACTGCATTGTTACTAACAGCTATATCAATAGGTGCGTCATCAAGGACAGTTAAGACCGTCTGATTGAAGAACGCAAAGAAATCACCACTAGCACTACAAATAAGGTTCTCATCGGAAAGTAGGCACAAGCGGTTCTTATAAAAGAATATATCGTTGATGGTATATTGACCGTCAGGATATTCTGTTTCATCGTAATTTGCGAAAGATGGAAAAGGGTTTGTATCATCGTCCCCAGCTTTTCTTTCAGTCCAAGAAACAGGGGAGAATGAAAAGGAGCCATCGGCTTCTCTTACAAGCTTGTGAGGTAGCGTCCCTGCGTCAATTTCTCTGAGGGTTGAAGGCCCTACAGTCTCTTTCCACACGGTATCACTACCAGCGTCTGTGGTTCTTAGCTTAACAAAGTAATCATCTTGGCCTTTGGCAGTATCCCCACTAACGCGAACCACAAAGCCTTCTTGACCATTACTTGGTAGGTCCTTTAAGCTACCCACAACACCTTTAATTGCATTTGTGTGTGTGTCCCCTGCGCTGTCTGAGGCATTTATAGAAAACTCAGAATTGTCTGTTGTAGTAACGTATATAACATTGTTGTTATTAGTAACGGTGAACACACTGGGTGTAGAACTGCCCAACCCTGATCTTAATTGATTAGCAATGTTGTCTGTTTTGGCATCAGTCTCATGGGCTACACTACTACTGTCTCTAGTATTGTAACTTGCTGAATATGTAGTACCGCCATGAGTTATGCTGGCTTTATAGTTAGTACTGTAGTCACCCTGTTTAATAACAATCATAGCCTCATGTTTTAAGGCGTCTGTTAATGCTGTCCCTTTCTTAGCCTTCTTTGTTTTACTCAATATGAAGGTGTAGTCTGCGACTGTGGTTGCTGAGATTTGACTACTATAATCTGTCGTACCCGAAAAGTAAGGATAGCCCCCTGTATTGTCTGTGACTGTCTGTTGAACCCCTAAGGAGTTGTAGACCGATATACCACTAGACCCCACAACCATGAAGTAAGGCCTAGAGACACCATCGCTATCTTGTAAACGCATGGTATGGAAATAAGCTGTTAAAAAGTTAGTAGTTGGAAGCCCAGTAACATAAGCCACATGCTCTGTTGGTGGACGTTTTCGTAAACCTTTAACCACACTACACAGCGCGTTCTTTACGCTCTGAGCCTGAGTAGGTAGCCGTAAGCTACTAGGCTGCTGAGATACCCCATTAATCAGGTTGGGTATCGAACCACTGATCAATGCCATTATGAATTAATCCGTCTGTCGATAGTGCGAAACACATCGTAATTATTAAATATGTTTAAATCTGCGTGATCACTCTCAAGCTCTCTTAGCTCTATAAGAGCCTCAAGCTCATCGCGTTGTTGGAAGGTATGAAGGTCTGAGGCCCCAATGGTTCTGTCTTGAAATACACGGGCTGCTCTCAGGGTGATGTAGCGTCTAGCTACCTCTGGAATATCTGTGAACCCTAGAAGGAAAGTAATGTTTACTTTTACAATACCTTCAAAAACGTAGGTATAATTTGCCTTGTTATAAAGGCGCGTACCCCGTTGGGTTACGTCAATCTTATCTGTTTTACTCATCCCATCCACACGCATTGTGTTTGTTGGGATGGTAACCTCTTGAGATATACTGTCAGGTGTGAGCGGGTAGTTGTACTCCCTATTGAAGTTCCAACCCTGTGATTGCACCTCCCTGTTGATGTTACCTAGGATGGTCTCAGCAAGTTCTGCATCAATAAGACCAGAAGTCAGGGAGCTTACAGGTGCTTCACCAATAGAGGACAACATTACATTGACAGCCTCTAATTCAGTTGTTGGTGTAGTCATGCTGTATCCTTAAAATGAAAAAAAAGGGGAACCCCTAAAATAAGAGGCTCCCCTTGAGAAATTAAACGAGTGCGATTGCACAAGCTGGGCGAAGGATATTATGACCCATCGCATATTTTGCGACCATCAATGTACCTTGGCGGTCAATTTGATATTCGCTCTCTACACCGAGGTCCATAAGCTTTACGGTAGCCGCTGCGTCAGCACTGAAGATCAAGCCCTTGAGGGCTGAGAAGTCAGCTTTGTACGCGCTT